GCCGGCAAGTTCATCACCTGCCACATCTACGGCTCGTGGTCGATCACGCCGAGCCAGAACACCGGAGAGGCGCCCCGCAAGGCGTGCTCGACGATCGTCGGCCAGCAGCTCGGCAACGTCACCTACCCGCCGATCGAGATCCAGTACTCCTACGTCCCGCAGGCGCTCGGAACCCCCGGTTCTGCAGGCAACGAGGCGTTCGAGGCGCTCGTTCCCGGCTCGGTCGTGTTCCTCGCGGAGGGTGTCGGCCTGGACGGCAAGACGTCGGCTCTGACGACCGGTGCGCTGGTGAACCTGCTCAAGCAGGTCACGTGTGGTGTCCAGCGTCGCGGCATGACCGGCGACGGCGAGTTCGACGAGTTCTCGGTCACTCAGAGCCTCGTCCTGGCCGACGGCACCGAGCCGAAGTTCGACTACGCGGTTCCGTCTGCCTGATCCCAGTACGACGCGGGCGGCGGTTGCCGAGTCCGTCGCCCGCGTCTCCACTGACACCGGAAAGGGGCTCGGCGGTGGCAAAGAACGCCGACATGCAGGTTCATCAGTGTCAGCAATGCGGCAAGGAGTGGTCGCGCCCGGCCCATCGTGGACAGCAGCCCAAGTGGTGCAGCGTGACCTGTCGCGAACTCGGCAAATACGGTGCCCATCGGGTATGCAAAAGATGCGGCCGCGATTACTTCGGCACAGGCAAGAGCTACTGCTCGCGAGCGTGTGCCGGGAGCGCACCATTCGTCGTCAACGACGACCTCCTCGTGGGCTACCGCGACTCTGACTGGCCTCGATTCCTGCGCGGGTTGCGCGCAACCACGGCAATCGGCGGAGATCGTGGGACATGTTGGGTCTGGACCGGATCTTCCTGCAAGGACGGATATCCACGCCACCGAGTCGGCGGCCGACAGCAGTTGGTTCATCGGCTCGCGCTGGGCGCCCAAATGGGCGGCGCAGATATCGGCCGCACCCCCGTGCATCACGCGTGCGGCAACCGAAAGTGCGTTAACCCAGACCACCTGCAACTTGTCACAACGGCCGAGAACAACGCCGAGATGCTCGCGCGGACGGCCTTCTTGTCTCGCATCGCCGATCTCGAGGCCGCACTCGCGGCACTTGATCCCCACCACCCACTCCTTGCGGTCCGGATCACCTGAGACTGCATCGGCAGGAGAAGTCATGCCCACTTTGGAAGAGTTGCGCTCCCGGCCCTCGGCGTCGCTGCCGAAGGCCAGCCGCACGGTCACGCTGATCGAGGGTCAGCACCTGCTCGACGTCTCGCAGCGACTCGCTGAGGAGCGCATGGACCTGCTGATGCAGGCCGCGCGCACCGACGAGACCGGCGAGGCGGTCAAGCAGCCCCGCAAGGCCGGCGAGAGTGACCTGCCGCCGCGGGTCGCCGAGATCGACGCCGAGATGGTCGGCCTCGCTGCGCAACTGCCCGACCACCAGGGCGAGGTCGGGCTGAGCGGCATGCTTCCCGGCGCGTGGCTGCGCTACCGGGAGGACCACCCGCCGCGCGAGAACAACGAACTCGACCTGAGGCTTGCTCGGGGCTTGGTCAACGCCTCAGAGTTGTTCGCCGACCTCGGCACGTTCGTCTCCGAGTGGGACGGCGAGGCGCTCAAGCCTGACGACTGGTCCTCGTGGCTGGCTGACCGGATCATCTACGCCGACCTGCGCGACCTCGTCACCGAGGTTGTCGACATGCATGAGCGGAGCCTTCCCCGCGCCCCAAAATCGCCGAGCGTCTCATCCGAGACGCCGAGTGGCGCGAACGACTCCGACTCGCCCTCGACCTAGGGATCAGTGAGCGACGGCTCCTCGGTTGGGAGCCGGCCGAGGTCCACGAGCACGTCTATGACGACGACGGGCGTTTGGTTCGCACCGTCGTCACCCGTGAGGCCGAGTGGGACGACGCTGAGCGGGAGAAACTGCTGGGCCTGGCGCTGTACGAGGCCGAGATCTGCGAGTGCGGGATCCATTCCTCGCTCGCCCACGACCCGGAGCGCTGGTTCACGTTGGAGGACCAGCGCTGCCCGCTGTGCGCCGACCTCGCGATCCAGGCGCGGATCCAGGGCGAGAAGGACCGCAAGGTTGCCGAGCGCTTCAAGGACCAGCCCGACGCCAAGCGCGGCTCCGACGGCCGCCGTTCGTTCGTGCGCGAGATGACCCCAGATGAGGTCGACCAGATGAGGGAGGTGCGCCGTGGCAACAAGGACTGAGCGCGTCGTCCTCGAGTTGGACGACCGCTTCTCCACGAAGATGGCGAAGGCTGCCGCAGCGACCGCGATGCTGGACAGCGCACTGCATGACCTCGACGGCTCCTCGGTCGACACCGGCCGGAGCATCGACAAGACGACCGGCCGGACAAAGGAGTACACGCTCCAGACCGCGATCGCGGAGGAGCGTGCCCGGCGGTTCAAGTCGTCCCTGCGTGACGAGGCGAAGGCTGCTCTCGACGCCGAGCGGGGCATCGGGCGCACGCGGGTCGAGGTCGACCGGCTCGCCACCTCGTCGCGCTCGGCAGGCCAGGAGATCGACCGACTGGAGGGTCGGACGAGGCTTCTCACCGACGCCGCATTGATCGCGGGGCCTTCCCTGATCCCCCTCGGGAGTCTCGCGGTCCCTGCGGTCGCCGGGCTCGCCAGCCAGTTCGGCTTCGCGGCGACCGCGGCCGTGACTGCGGTCGTGGCGTTCCAGGGCGTCGGCAAGGCGCTGACGACGTTCAACGCGGCCTCGCTCAACCCGACCACGGAGAACATCAAGAAGGCTAGGCAGGCCCTCGAGGCGCTGTCCCCGGCTGGCCGAGACCTCGTGCACCAGCTCGAGTCGCTCAAGCCGGTGTTCACCGATCTGCGCAATACCGCGCAGGAAGGGCTGTTCCCGGGGATCAGCAAGGGCCTGGAGTCGATCCAGCGCCTCGCGCCGACCCTGGACAGCATCCTCGCTCACGTCTCCAACACGCTCGGGGACCTGATCGCCAAGGGCGCCAACGCGCTGGCCGGCGACAAGTGGGCCTCGTTCTTCACGATGCTCTCCGCTGAGGCCCGCCCGGCGTTGCAGGCGATGGCGCACGCGATCAGCTCCGTGGTCCACGGGCTCGGGGAGATGTGGAAGAACTTCGCGCCCCTGAACCGCGACTTCGGCAACTGGCTCGCCGACACTGCTCGCTCCTTCGACAAGTGGGCGACCGGGCTCGACCAGACCGCGGGGTTCCAGGACTTCGTGGAGTACATCCGCACGACCGGCCCCCAGGTGGCCAGCACCCTCGGGGCGCTCGCCAACGCGCTGATCCAGATCACCGAGGCGGTTGCGCCGTTCGGCGGGCCGTCTTTGAAGATCATTGAGGCGTTCGCCAACGCGCTCGCGAAGATCGCCGACAGCGACATTGGCGCCCCGCTCTTTGGTGCCGTCGCGGCCCTCGCGCTGCTGAACCGCGGCCTGGCGGTCACTGCCGGTTTGCAGACTCGCCTCACCGGAAGCACGGCGCTCAGGGGCGGCCTGGCGTCGGGCGGCATCTTCGGGATGTACAAGACTGGCGCCGCCAGCGTCCGCGAGTTCACCGACGCCCTGCTCTATGTGCCGGACGCGCAGGAGCGAGCCACCAAGAGCTTTGAGCAACTCCAGGCCGAGGAGCGCACTCGGCAGGCGACCGTCGCCCGCGGAATCGGCGCGGCAGGTAAGGCCGCTGCGGCAGTCGCGGGGCTCACCCTGGTCACCACTGGCCTTGGTGACAGCCTCGGCGTGACGAACACCGCCACGCTCGGCCTCGCCGGCAGCATGGCCGGTCCGTGGGGAACGGCTCTCGGTACGGCGACCGGATTGGCGCTGGACTTCGCTGCGGCGAACAACGACGTCATGGATTCCATGAGCCGCCTGACCGCCCTCGCGAATTCGGATGCCACGTTCGAGCAGTTCTCCACCGGTCTCGCGCAGGCGAAGAAGGATCTTGAGGACTTCCGCAAGGAAGCCGAGATCAAGCCGCAGGACCCGAACTCCATCCCTGGCTTCGGCGGCAACGAGCCCGACAGCGGCACGGCATTCACTCAGTTGAAGAACTGGACCGAGAGCCTATTCGGCAACTCTGATGTCGAGGAGGCGCAGGCCAAGTACGACGCAGCTGCCGCAGCGATCGCGAACACCGAGGCGGCCGCGCGCGGCCTCGCGGCTGCGATGCACGTCGACATCTTCGGCTCCCAGTCCGCTCAGTTGCAGCAGCTCGACGGCGTCATTGCCAACGCTCAGCCCGCGATGGCGAAGCTCGGCGTCACGTGGGACGACGTGGTTGCCGCTATGCGCCGTCAGGACCTCGCGAAGAACCTCGCGTGGCTGGGGTTTCCGATCAGGGGCGCCCACGCCTTCGATCGCCTGTCCGGCGCCATTGCGCGCACGCAGCACCAGATTGACCACACCGCCGCGCACGCCGCCCGCCTCCGCGCGATCAGCCAGGCAGCGGAGGCCGGGGCCAAGTCGTTCGTCGACTTCGGCCACAAGGCCAAGGCTGCTGACTTCACCCTTGACGGCTGGCTCGACAAGATGGAGAAGGGCATCCAGGCGATGCGCGACTTCCGGCATAACGCCGAGCAGGCTGCCGAGAAGGGGCTCCGGCAAGGGCTGATCAACCAGCTTCGGTCGATGGGCACCGAGGGCGCGTTGCAGCTCCAGCGGCTCGCGCACGCCACCAAAGCGCAGATTGGCCGCGCCAACCGCGACTGGGACGCCTACTCCCGGGAGGTCCGGCTCGCAGGCAAGAACACTCGCGACACGGGCGACGCGGTCGATCAAGTGGGCCGCAAGAAGGCCCATCCGCAGATCGTTCTCGACGGCTGGGAAGCGGCGATCGCCCACGCGCACTCCACCCAGGCCGCGATCGACGCCATGCACGGTACGACGGTCACGATCACCGTCAACCACGTGAACGCCTTCGGGTCCTCAACCGGCGCGACCCTCGACTCCCATGGCTCGGTCAACGGCCACGGCGGACGGTACGCAACCGGCGGCTACACGGGCGACGGCGGCAAGTACGAGCCCGCGGGCGTCGTGCACCGCCGCGAGGTCGTGCTGCCCTCAGAGGTCGTCGACCGCGACGCGGCATTCCTGCGTTCGCGGTACGGCTACCTGCCCGGAATGCACAACCTACCCGGCTACGCCAACGGCGGCTTGGTGGGCGGCGCGGACACGCACAACAGCAACGACGAGACAGGCCGCGAGGCGCATCACGCGGCGATGGAACTCAAGCACCTGCGCGCGGAGTTGAAGGCATCCTCGGCCGCGGTCGACAAGGAGCGTCAGCAGCGCGACGCCCTGGTCGAGAAGATGAAGCAACTGTCCACCGACATCCAGGGCGGCTTGCGTTCGGACCTGTTCGGCGAGTCCGACCCGTGGGCGTCGAAGTTCGGGGGCTCCTCGCCGTTCGGCGTCATGAGCACCCTGCGCGGCGACATCCACAGCGGTCGCGAGGAGCGGGCGGCGATCGAGGAGTTGAAGCGCAAGGGGCTGACCGGCCCTGCGCTCGCGGAGGTTCTGCGCGAGGGCGGCCTGTCTGGTGCGCAGGCGTTCGCGAACCTCTCGCGCTCGAAGCTGGCCGAGTACGCGCGCCTGTTCAACGAGCGCAACAAGGTGCTGCACAGCGTCGGCAGCCTCGGTGCGAATGCGGCATTCGGCGGCCGTCTCACCGACGAGAACCGGACCCTGCATGCCGCGGTTCGGCACCTGCACGCGATCCAGAACGAGATCCACCACCTGCGCAAGCGGAACCACCAGGACCACAAGGACGACCAGAAGGCCGGCCAGCGTGGCGCGGGTCGGGGTCGCAGGAACCAGAGGAAAGACTGATGCCCGCTCCCGTGCTCCAGGATCCGTCTGCGACCTGGGGCGTGCTGGAGTTCGTCGCGCCGGATGTGGTCAATGCCGACGCGTTCGCCGTGGAGGCGATGAGCGAGTTCGACCTTGGCAACCCGCAGCCGGTGGTCGAGGTGCTCAAGTCGCTGCTGATCGACGGCTCGCTTGCCGTGGTGACCGGCTGGGACAACCGCGAGATCCCGATCCGGCTGCGGTTGTCGGCCAACGACGGCGAGCAGCTGGCGAAGGCCGAGGCGGCGCTGTTCCAGCAGTGTCAGCTCGACCAGCCGCCGCCGCTGGTGTGGACATCTCCCGTCGGCTCGTCGGCAGCCACGGTGTTCGACACGGTGGTCGCCGTTCTGGAGCGGGACAACTCCGAAGGCTGGGATCTCGATGAGATCCTGCGCGGATACCGCTACTACAAGCTGACCCTGACCTGTCTCCCATTCGCCCGCGCGGTGGAGTCGACGGTGGTCCCGGCGCTCCCGGTCCCGGTTGACCCGGAGGCCGAGGACTTCCACCTCGTTGACGACTGTGACTCGACGACGGGATGGACGCGGGAGACCAACGGCGGCAGCCCGAGCGGGCCGACCGTCGGAGGCGCCGGCGACGTCTACGTCGAAGCAACGATCAACGCCCCGAGCGACTACCTGCGACTGATTCGCACGGGGACGATCGCCGTCCCGACCGACTACTACCTCGTGGCTGACGTGGCCTGGGACGCAGGTGTCGGTAACGACTTCATCACAGGCGCGTGGCGCGCGTACTACAACGGCACCTGGCACTCCCCGATCTCGGTCGCGGCGGGCATCGGTGAGGGCGGCTCAACGCGGCTGTTCTTCGAGGACGTCGGCACGATCGGCAGCGTCAAGATCGCCTTCGACTTCGCCACCGTGACCGGTTCCTACGACGTGATCGTCCAGGTCTATCGCGTCGCCTACACCGACACGATCGGCTCGGCCACCACGACGACGAACCGCCAGCAGTCGCGCCTTGTCACGGTGTCCGGGTCGGCGCCGACGCAGGCACAGTTGTCGCTGTTCGACGGCACGACCATCCCCCCCGATCCGCTCGGCAAAGACATCCTCGTCTACACCACCCGCAGCACCGGCTTTACCCCGAACCTCAGGCAGTGGATCTCTACCTCCGAGGCGCCGACGGGCGACACCGCGATGGTTTCCGGCGCGCGGCACACGCTGGACACGCCGACGGCCTACCTGATCCCCGCCAGCCTGCTGACGTCCGGGACCTACGCGCTTCTGGCGCGGATCATCCTCGATGACGACGCGACGATCTCGTGGCAGGCGCGCATGGTCACCCTCGACGGCGCGGACACTGTTGGTTCCAGCGTGGTGATCTCCGGCTCGGTCGACCTGGCCGCGACCGGGAGCCCGTTCTCTGACGCCTACTTCGACGTCCTGGACATCGGCGCGATGGTGCTGCCGGTCGTGGACGTCTCCGGCTCGGACTATGCCGTGGAGTTGACCATCTCTGGTCCTGGCGGTGAGCTCGCCTGGCTTGACGAGGCGTGGCTGTTCAGCCTCGACGACGGCGTGCTGACGTGGGTCCATGACACCGAGAGCCTGACGAACATCGAGATCCGTTCCCCCGAACTCGGTGCAGCGCGGCCGAGCGTGTGGGGCGGGGTGGGCGACCCGGGCGTCGCCATGTCGTGCATCGACTGGAAGTGCCTGTCGTTCGGCGCGCACCGCTTCGACCCGGGCGACATGCAGATCTTCACCATCACCACGTCCTCGCTGGTGGCGCAGTGCCAGATCGAGTACTTCCCGCGCTTCCACTCCAACGTGCTCGGTGAGGCGACGTCCTGATGGGCGCCGGACAGAGGAGGTAGTCGACCGTGACTGCCGCCTACGTCTCCTCGGCCGCCGCAGGCGTCGCAGCCCTCACGGCCGCGATCACCCTCGCTGAGCCGTCGGGCTCCGACGGCGACCTGCTGATCGCGTTCTGTGGCGCCAACAACGCGACCGCCGTATGGACGCCGCCCGCGACCGGCCCGGCGTGGACCTCGGGTGATGCCGAGAGCGCGATCGGCTCGGCGGTGTTCTGGCGGTTCACCGGGGTCGGTGACGGCGGCGGCACCTCGCGGACCTTCACCCGCTCGGGAACAGGCGGCGTCGCGGGCCTCATCATCGCCCGCTACTCCGGGGTGAACGCGGTCGCGGTCTCCGAGGTCACCAACGGCCCGGCGAACACGACGCTGACCATCGAGGCGGTTACCGCTTCGGTCAACAACTCCACCCTCGTCGGGATGCTGGTCTCCAGCACGACCACCGCTGACACGTGGGTCGCGCCGGGCACTGGAACCCGCCGCACGACGGCTGGCTCACAGGCGAGCGGCACCGCCCTGCCGTATGCGGTCGGCGACGAGATCGTGGCCTCAGGGGACACCGGGACGCGCGTCTGGACCAAGACGCAGACCGTGACCTCTCGCGGCGCCCACATCGTCCTCAGCCCGACGTCCTCCCCGGCGACCGGCACCGGCTCACTGTCGCTGTCCGGTTCGGGTGGCGACGGGGCTAGCGACTCGGGCACAGGCGCGCTATCCCTGTCCGCATCGGCCGGCGCTGGTGCGACCGCATCATCGGGTAGTGCCGTGCTGGCACTCTCTGCCTCTGGTGCTGGCACCAGCACCACGGCTGGCGCCGGCTCGCTGTCGCTGTCCGCCATCGGTACGGCTAGGCGTGACGTGGCCCCGCCGCCGGGCATCGCCTACGGGTATCAGCTGTACGCCCGCCAGCCCGCCACTCACCCGGAGATCTTCGTCGGCGGCTGGCCCATGTCGAGCATCGCGCCGTGGGGCGAACTGCACACGGTCACCCGGCTGACGGGCGACTGGGAGATCTCGTGGACGATGATCCGCGACCCCCGCAAGCAGTTGCAGCGCCACCATGCCCTCGTGCCCGGCGCGCTGGTCGAGGTCAAGATCGGCCCGGAGATCGTCGCGGTGGGTGCGCTGACCGAGCCTGACTGGGAGTCCGGCGACATGGTCGCCGGAGGTGCATCCCGTGAGGCCGAGGGCGCGATCTCGTTCAACGCGTCGGGGGAGACCACGACCAAGCCGAACCCGGCGATCGACCAGGCCATCTCCCGCGGCGTCCTGAACTGGACCCGCAAGGACGACTTCGGGTCGGCGGCGATCGGTGCGACTGACACGAACGCGGACCTCAAGTCGGTGGCCCGGCTGCTGGACGCTTGGGCCGAGGACGACGACAACCCGAACTGGCGGGTCGACCGGCGCCGTGTCCTCCACGCCGTCGAGGACGACGAGAACGACGCGGACTGGCTCATCACTCCCGGCGCGGGCGAGATGGGCGCGGCCGACGACGAGCGCATCGACCGGATGTTCGTGCGGTACCTCGTCTCCGGGGGCGGCGGGACTCTCGCAACCGCCTCCTACCCCGCGGCGTCCCCGGCTGGTGGCATCGAGCGCGGCGCGGACATCACCAACCGCGGCGAACTCACCTCGACCGTCGCGACCCGAATCGCAAAGGGCGTGTGGCGGCGGATGCAAGGCCGCTCGGGCTGGACGAACGGGATCAGCGTCAACCGCTCCCAGGTCACCAGCAAGGGCGGCGTCGCGGCGAACCTCGCGCTCATCAAAGCCGGCGACTCCATGCGGCTCCTCGGCGTCCCCGATCCCCGCGGCCTTGGGCATCAGATCGACGTCGTCATCGGGGAGACCGACTACGACTGGGAAGCCGGGACGATCCAGCTCAACCCCGTCGGACTCGCCGCCCGCACTTTCGAGGCGGTGCTCGAGGCCGTGTCTCCGGGCGCCGTCGCCCTCTAGTCAGGAGTGGGTGCAATGAGCGAGCCGCAAGAGGACCACATCTCCGTTGTCGCCGGGGCGGACCTGGACGTGACCTACGACATGTGGGACAACCTGACCGGCGCCCCGCCCGACTGGGGCGTGGGCACGTGGGAGGTCACCTGCGACGTCCGCGACAACCGCGGTGCCCTCCTGGCTCACCTGGCGAACTTCGGGGCGCGCGACGGCGACGTCTACCTCCTCGACGGGGGCAAGCTCCGGCTGCTCCTCGCCGGGTCGTTCACCGCCACCCTGCCGATCACCCGGACCTACGTGAACAGCACCGACCCGCGCATCGCCACCTTCCGACACCGGGGCGTCCTGTTCTTCACCATGATCGCCACCGAGACCGAGTCCGGTGACGTCTCGGACCCGATCCAAGGCTCGCTCACCGTCAGCCAGCCATGACTACCGTGAGGGAGAACCGCTGATGGGTCGACTGAGCGTAGTCCGCCGCGAGATCGCGCAGGTGGCGGGACTCCCTGGCGTCAACGCGGTCCCGGCTGACGAGGCGGTCGGAACGTACCTGACCACCGATGGGTCACGGTCCGCGAGGGCTGCCGACAGTCGGATCGCGGTCGCCATCGACGACGCTACCTGGCCGCTCCAGGAGCAGATCGACGCATGGTCGGCGTTCGGGAAACTCAGGGGCGACTGGACCGCCACGGCCTACGACCCGGGCGACATCGTTGCCCACTCCGGGTCTATCTGGGGCGCGAAATCGACGGCCACGAGCGGCGACGTCCCGGGCGTGGCGGCGCTGTGGATGGAACTTCCCGGCACCGTGGATGCGACGGCCCGCAGCGAGATCGAAGCGCGGGCGCCTGTCGACATCGGCCTCAATGGCGACGCGTTCGGCGTCGTCCTCGGCGCCAGCATCGAGGACGGTACGCAGACCGAGATGATGGTCGGCCTGGACGGCAACGTGCCGGACTGGGTTCTCGCACGGTGGGCTGTGCGCAAGGGCTGGGGTCCGAGCGACCTAACGCCTATCGACATCTGGATCATCGCCGGACAGTCGAACTCGATCCGCCGTCCTCCCGCGACACAGGCGCCGCAGGAGACGCCGACGGACTGGATCGTCACCCAGAACTACGCCAGCCACGTCTGGCACCAGGAAGCGTCTGCTCCGTGGCTCGGCTCCGGCGTGGCGCGCGCCTGGTGGGAACGAGACGCCCGCGCAGTCGGACGCCGGGTCGGCACCATCGAGGCAGGCATCGGCGGCACCGGGTTCACCCCGGTGCAGATCCCCACCGACTACTTCACCTGGGACCAGACCGACACGACGAGCGAGCGGAACCTCGCCATCGAGACCCGTGACTGGGCACTGGCGGCCCTCGCCGACTCCCCCGACGGGTCGGTCATCAAGGGCATCATCTGGTCACAAGGCGAGGCCGACCGCGGCTACCTCACCACATCCGAATATGGCGCGAAGCTGGACAGCCTCATCGGCTGGTTCCGCACCGAACTGGGGATCTCGGACCTGCCGTTCATCTGCACCCCGTTCACGCCGCTGCTTCCGGTGTATGGCGACGAGGCCGAGACGCTGGCGATCCAGGACGCGCTTGAGGATCTGCCGCGACGCGTCGAGCGGACCGCCTACCTGCTGCGCAGCCCGGACGACTCCACGGCAGACAACTACATCCACTGGGCACCCGACGCGCAGCACCGTCGCGGCAAGGCGATCATCGTCGACCCCGACCCGCTGCGCGCCTCGGCGTGGGACCAGGCGCTCCTCAACACCGCTGCCGCACAGGCCCGCGAGGTGCCCGGTCTGACGATCACCCGTTCGGGCGACGTAGCGACGCTGACGTGGGGCCACCCGCCGACCCGTGTCGTCTCGTTCACTCTGGAGACCTCCGTCGACTCCGGCGCGAACTGGGTCACCGAGACCCTTGCCGCCTCACTGACGCACCGAGCCGTGAAGTCCGTCGCCGCCGGAACGCCGCTGTGGGCGCGGATGACCACGGTCGCTGCCAGCGGCTCGTCCTACATCACTGTGGAGGTCCACGGATGAGCCTGGTGACGCGCGTCGCGAGCAGTTCGATCGACCCGACCCTGCCGCCCGTGGTGCCCAGCTTCGGGACGACCCTGTCGCACTTCTACCACGCCGGACGATTCCCCGATAACGGCACCGAATGGGCCGACGCCATCGGCTCGATCCCGCTACCGGTCGACGGCGACACCTCCATCACCCAGGAGAGCGAGTCGTCGCGGCCCACAGTGCGACTCACCACGGCGGCGTCGTTCTTCCCCGGCACCGTGTTCACCGACGTCGGCTCGGTGTTCGTCGTGGCGAAGATCGGAGCGACCGACGGGAACGCAGGGGCGGCAGGCTACGTGCTCCACAACGGCGCCTCCGCTATCGCGCACAACACCGCCGGATCGACGGCACTCACCCTGACCAACGGCGCCTCGGGAGCCACGGCGGCGCTGGACAAGTGGCACCTGTTCTCGATCTCCACCCCGACCAGCACGAAGATCACCCGGTTCACCGTCGACGGCAACCTCTACACAGCCTCGTCGGCAGCGACGTTGAACCCGACCACGATCCGTGTCGGGGAGAACGCCGCCGGCAACCACAAGGCGATGACCGTGGCCGCTGTGTTCGCCACCGCTACCGACCTGCCTGCCGCCACGATCACCGGCACCGTCTACCCGCTGGTCAAGGCGTGGTGGCCGGACTTCACGTGGGCCTGACCGCGAACGCCGTCCAAACCAAGGAGAACAGATGACCCACCTAGTCCTCACCGGCCCGATCACGGGGGCTGTCGTCCTCGCGGACGGCACGAAGGTCGACGTCACCCCGCAGCTGGTGGAGGTCGACTCACCCGAGCAGGCCGCGGAGGTCGCCGACCTGATCGCCCGTCACTACGTCGCCAACGGTCACCCGGCCGTCGATGGCGACTTCGAGTACGTCAAGTCCCCCGAGGAGGGCTGAGCCATGGCGCTCGCATCCACCACCGCCGAGAACCAGGCGCTCGACGCGCTCTCCGGTGGCACCACGAACGTACTGGCCTACGTGGCGCTGCACTCTGCATCCCCGTCGACCACGGGCGCCAACGAGTTCTCCGGCGGCGGCTACGGTCGCCAGTCCTGCTCATGGAACGCGGCGTCGAGCGGGTCCAAGACGAACTCCTCCTCGCTGACGTTCACGACCGCCGGCACCACTGCGGCCACCCACTTCGGCACCTTCTCTGCGTCGACCTCGGGCACCTACGGTATCGGTGGCGCGTTCACGTCCTCGGTCACCGCGGTCACGATCACGGTTGCTGCCGGGGCGCTGACCCTCTCGGCGAGCTGAACGGTCGATCTCCCGTGACCGGCCCCGAGGTCAACGCCATCCTGATCCAGCTCGCCGAGCTCCGGGCCACGGTCCTCTCCCGCCTCGATGCCCTGACCGCCGACAACACTCGCGGTGACCAGATCCACGCCGACCACGAGCAGCGAATCCGTGCGCTGGAGAAGGCGCGTTGGCTGATCGTCGGGTTCGCCCTCGCTGTCGGCGGGACGGGTGGCGCGGTCGCAAACCGGCTGTTGGGCTGACGATGCCCGCGCCGGACGAACGCGATCGGTTCGGCGCCCTCCCGCATGACCCCGACTGTCACGCCTGCCCGCACGCGCACCACGTACTCCCGTGCGACTGGTGCCTCTGCTCCAGCGACTTCGCACCCGGCATCGACACCGCCCTTGGAGGCTGACATGGCCACGAGCCAGAACGGCTACGAAGTCCTGTACGACAACAGGACCACCGGCCCCCTGCCGCGCATGCGCAAACTGGTGATCCCACTGGCCAGTGGGGAGGAGCGCCACTTCTACGTGCGCGATGGGTCGGTGGCCCTGCACCTGGGCACGTTCGCGCTGTGGTGGCACGAGCGCTTGGAGCCGATCAACGTCGGCACGTGGGACGAGTGGGGCTGGGCCGTGCGCCCGATCCGCGGGCAGACCTCCGGCTACAGCAACCACGCCTCGGGGACCGCTATCGACATCAACGCGACCGAGCACCCCCGCGGCGTCGCGACCTCCCGCACCTTCACCCCCGACGAGGTCGCCAGGATCCACCTCCGCCTGCGCTGGCATGAGGGTGTCCTGCGGTGGGGCGGCGACTACCAGAGCACGCCCGATGGGATGCACGTCGAGATCAACCTGCCGCTGTCCGAGGTCGAGCGGGTCGCTCAGGAGAAGCTGGTCGACTCCCGGCGAGGCAAGCGGATCCTCGCCGCGAACCCCGGCCTGCTCGCGGTCGTGATGTCGTGAAGGTCGCTACCCTCAACCTCGGCGACGGCCCCGATGACGCCAAGGCCCGCGCGCTCGCAACCCTCGTCAAGCACGGCGCCGACGTCATCTGCCTCCAGGAGGCGGGCGACCGGGGCGACCTGCTCGCCGAGTTCTGCCGCCGCACCGGCTGGCACTCCTGGCTTGGTGACGTCACCCCGGGGGCCTCGTCGGTGCCGATGCTGTGGAACCCGCGCGTCGTCATCGCGGCGCACGTCGGCACCACCCCGGCGACCAAGGCGACCAACGCTGGTCCTGGCGGCGCCGGCCCGAACGTGGTGAAGGCGAAGGTGTGGAACCGCGTCAGGTTCACAGATGGCACGGTCGTGATCAACGGTCACCTGCCCGCCTCGCTCTACCTGCCCGGACGTCGGCGGCTGGGGAAGCAGATGATCGCGGTCCTGGTCGAGATGGTGAAGCGCCGCGAGGCTCACGGCACACCGGTCGTGGTCGTCGGCGACTTCAATGCCCGGCCGAGCGCGCTGGTGCTCAAGCCCCTCCGCGAGCTCGGGATGCACCAGCACACCCATGCCGCGACCCACGGCCGCCGCACGATCGACCTCACCTGGACCTTCGGCGTCGAGGGGACGACCGAGGTGCTCACGGTCCCGAGCGATCACAAGGCCGTGCTACTGACACTGGGCTAGCCGGCTCGGGTCCGACGCCAGCGGTCGACGTGGCGCCGGACCCTCGGCGAGATCACTCTCTGGCCGACTGCTCTACATGCTACGTCACTCGTCCGACACAAAGGGAGCACCGATGAAGTTCCTGACCCCGGCCCGCCGTCGCTGGCTGTACCGCGTGTCCATTGCGGCCATCCCGCTCGGCATCGCCCTCGGCTGGTTCGACGCCCGCACGGCCGCGCTGATCGTGCCGCTGCTCGTGGCCCTGCTGAACGTCAACCCCGAGTAGCCCGATGCGCGCGCGGCTGCTGGACCTGCTCGAGCGCGTCAACGAGTGGCTGGATGATCGACTCTGGTCCATGTTCGACGTCGAGTTGACCAAGGACGACGAGGACGACTGATGACGCCCCCGCCGCCGCAAGCCGCGCTGATCGGCGCGGGGCTCGCATGGAACTACGCGCGGTCTCGTAGCGGCAAACGAACCATCAGCATGTGGGCGCGCCGACACAAGCGCGTCGCAGTCCCGGCGGTCGTCGTGGGCGCGTGCTGGCTGGTGCCCCACTGGTGGAGCGACTAGGAGCCCGCAATGTCATTCGCTGAACGCGCTGCCAACAAGAAGCCGGCCGCCGGCTGCCCCATTGGGACGATCATGGCCAACCTGCCCGACAAGGAAGCCGACGCGCTGAGGTCCATGCTCGCCGCCGACGTCAAGACGTGGCCGCACACCGGAGTGGACAGCATCCAACAGGCCTTCAAGGACGAGGGCTACGGGGTGTCCGATCGGACCATCCGCAACCATCGGGCCGGGACATGCAGTTGCGCTAGGTCCCAGCAATGAGCTTCGCGGGCGCGGCACAGGCCAAGACGCTCGCCAAGGGCGTCCGCAACCGCATCCTGATCCTCGACGTCGAACGCCTCGACGGGATCACCCAAGAGCACTTCTGGGACCGCGGCGACCTCAAGAACCGCTACATCCGCGCCGAGAACGTCATCCGCGAACCACGCACCACCGTCGTGTGCGCCAAGTGGTACGACCAGCCCGACGTGATGCGCTTCGCCGAGTGGGACAAGGGCGGACGGGGGACGTTCCTCAAGCGCGTGCACGCACTCATGGGCGAGGCGGACATCATCGTCGGCCACTACCTCGACAACGCCGACGTGCCCTGGCTCAAGGGCGACTTCTACCTGCCGCGCATCGGGCACCCGCACCGGCCGAACCTCAAGCCGCTGCCGCCGTTCAAGACGGTCGACACGTTCAAGGTGCTGCGGCAGCAGTTCAAGTCCGGCGCCCCGTTCAAGTCGCTCGACGCCTTCTGCAAGATCGTCGGCATCCCCGCCAAGACCGACACCTACGACCGCGAGCGCATGGAGCGTGCTGTCGCCGGGTCGGTGGAGGACCGCGAGTGGGCGGTCGAGTACTGCGCCGGGGACGTGATCGCCTCCCAGTGGCTCTACGACTGGGAGCGGCCGCACATCAAGAACCACCCGGCACTGTTCGTCGACGGCCAGTCCAAGCTCGACACCTGCCGCGCGTGTGGTGGGGAGACGACCGACATCGCCAAGCGGTACGTGGCCGACGTGTTCACCTACACCATGAAGCGGTGTGGGGTCTGCGGCTGGCACGGGCGTCTGTCGATCGAGCCGAAGCGCATGTCCATCGTTCGCGGCGTGTGACTTCTGATCCCCCGACGACACTGCCGAGAGGAGGTACCGCCATGAGGAAGATCGCTCTGTGTGTCGCGGGCGTGCTGCTCGCGACCGGCGCCACGGTCGCTGTCGCGCCTGTCGCCCACGCCGACGGCCCGTCCACGAGCTGGGGCTGCGGCCGGCCCTGCTGAGCCCTGCACTAGTTCACCGCCCTTCCGGCCTTCGGGTCGGGAGGGCGGTGTTTGTGCGTTCAGGGGCGGGCTAGGCGCGGCGTGCCGCCTGGTTGAACATCGCCAGCACCTCGGCAGTCGGCAGCCACGCGGTCCCACGGAACTCCACGCGGGTCATCTCCTCGCCGTCCGTGGCGAAGTGCACGTGGAAGTCGTCCACGATCTCTGCCGGGTTCATCCCCAGGCGCTCCGCGACGGCCCTGTCGAACGCCCGCGCTTGTGCCTGCGGGATGACGTGGTCGAGTGCCATAGGCTTGCTCATGGTCGACTCCTCGTTAGTCGGCTAGCCCCGTCGTTCCTGACCGAGCGGCGGGGCGCTTGCGTTCACCCTACGCCACGACTCCGACGCTGAGGGGCGTTCAGGCGTCGTCTTGCTCGGCCTGGATGCGTGCGGCGTGGGTCGCTAGGGCGAACTCCTCTGCGGCGTACATCTCGATCTCGGCGTCCAAGTCTGCCTGGCTCGCGACGGTCGGTTGGCTCATGAGGCGACGGTACTACGATCCGAGTTGTCTAGGGCCTGAATCGTTGTACCGGGCGTGTACCGAGTTGCATCGCCGCAGGTGAAGCGGTGTCCGGAGGGGGACTTGAACCCGTTTCCGGCCTATGCCTCTGACCTGCTGATACACACGTTTGCGCAGGTCAGAGGCCTATTGATGCCTAGCGGACGGGGGGCTTAGGGGGAGGTCCGAAGCGGCGAATTGTGTACTGGTACACACTCATCGACACCCGGGGGCAAGGTAGGCTGTCCCCCATGACGACGCCCGAGTGGATGCCCCTAATCGAAGCGGGGTTCACTGCCGAGGAGTTGCGCGGAATCGCCGACGACCTGACATTCGGTGCGGTCCTCGCAGAAGCGGGCGAGCCTGCGGCGATCCTCGCCCCGGGCCGGGTCGAGTGGACGCGCGAGAAGTGCCGAGCATGGAACGCCCTACTCGGCGACAAACTCGGGCGGGTCCACTGTCCCGAGGATGACGAGTAGCCCATGCCAACCGTCGAACGCCGTGAGCGCAAGGCCGGCGTCCGCTATGTCGTCCGCGTCCGCCACCCCGACCCACCCCCCGGCCGGTCCGGCTTCACCTCCGCGACCTTCGCCACCGAGGCCGAGGCCGAGCGATTCGCGGCCGACTGCGACCAACGCGGCATCGCCTGGGCACTGGCCGAGTATCACCGCGAGAAGGGCGACGGCGGGATCACGCTGGACCAGTGGGCCGAACGCCACTTCGCCGCGCTCACCGCCCCGTCCGGCTCGACCGTGCGCCGCTACCGCACCGTCTATGCCCACTCCTGGTCCCCGGCGCTGGGCAACCTGCCGCTGACGCAGATCACCCGAACCCACGTCGCGACCGCGCTCAACGCCGTGGCGGGCTCGGACAAGACCCGGAAGAACAAGTGGGCCGTGCTCACCCACATGTTCAAGACCGCGATGCAAGAGGGCCTGATCCCCCGCTCCCCCTGTGTCGGGATCAAGCTCGGCAGGCGCACCGATCACGAGCGCGGCGAGATGCGGTTCATGACGATCGCGGAGTTCTCGCGCATCCTTCGCGCCACCCCGGAGCACTGGCGCCCGCTCGTGATGTTCCTCGGCGGCACCGGCGTCCGATGGGGCGAGGCAGCTGCCCTCACTGTCGGCGACCTCGACCTAGACGCCGACGTGCCCATCGTGCGCGTCACCAAGGCCGAGAAAGCAGACCCCGAGCACCCCGGCCGCGTCATCGTCGGCCCGACCAAGTCCGGCAAGAGCCGGCGCACCGTCACCCTTCCACCCGCCGTGGTCGACACCCTGCGACCACTAACCGAGGGCCGCAAGCGCATCGAGCGGCTGTTCCTGCCACCGAACGGCGGGCCGCTGCGACACCGGACCTTCTATCGTGACATCTGGCTCGGGAAGATCCTGCCCGGCGCGGGGATCGAAGGCGTGCGACTCCACGACCTGCGCCACAGCCACGTCGCGTGGCTGATCGCAGAGAACATCCCCGGCGGCCTGGCGACCATCCAAGCGCGGCTAGGGCACGAGAAGATCACCACCACGATCGACACCTACGGCCACCTGTTGCCGGACATCCAGCGGGCCGCCGCTCAGGCCGCACAGACCGTGTTCCGCAGTCTCGAGCTACCGGTGTCGCCGCGTGAACTTCCGGGCCAAGCGACCTAGATCAACTCGCGTACAGACGGCGATGTGGCGTGCTTGAATCGAATCGGTAATCAGTTCGAAACCCGCCACGACCTCGGGGCATGGCACCAGACACCCCCCTGTGCACGCCCCGGTGTCCACGTCCCCCCGGAGCCCCCCCATGCCGACTCTCTCTGCGGTCACGCCCGCCCTGCTCGACGCCGCCACCTGCGACCTTCCACTCTCAACCATCGAGGCCGCAGCGGCACTCCTAGGCGTGGATCCGGTGCGCCTCCTAGAGGCGCTGCTCGGCGGCGACGCGCGCGAGATGGATGGCGCCATCGAACCCTAGGGCCTTGGCTACGGCCTCAATTTGGCCGATGGTCATCTCGCGCTGATCCTCCCCCTCCGTCAGATAGGTGTGTAGCGAGCGAACCGGGATCCCTGAACGCTTCGACAGTTCCCCCCGCATTAGGTTCTGGACGGCTTCCTCCGCCCGAATCGTGGCAGCAATAGCGCGATACAGCGCGCTCGGAGCTTGCTTGGTCATGCCCCCGAGTATGCCCACATCTCGCCGCTGTATACACCGTTTGGGCGTACAAGTTCCTGCAACTGCACAAATCGGCACGGATGAGCCGCTACCGGCCCGCCAGTTGCCACTCTTTGCAATCGGCTGAAATCTCCTTGTAGCGGCTCAAATGAGCCGCTAGCGTTACCACTATGCAGCACATCGCCCAGCGGATCGAAGCGCTGAGGGTCGCCAAGGGCCTCTCTGAGACGCAGCTCGCAGCCGAGAGTGGCATCGCCAGGATGACGCTCAAGCGTCGGATGGTCACCCCCTCGACATTCACCTTCGGCGAACTCGAACGAGTCGCCCAGGTCCTGGACACCACTCCGTTCGACCTCGCGGCCGACATCGAGGCCTCGGCATGAGCGCCGCGCTGCTCACTGTCGGCGACGTCGCCGAGCGGCTGGGCGTCTCGTCCCGGCTCGTCCACGACGAACTGCGGCGCAAGCATCTGCGCGGCAGCAAGCTCCCCGGGAAGGCCGGCTGGCGCGTCACCGAGGACGACCTGCAGCGCTACATCGACGCGCGGGCCAACCTCGCGAAGGTGAGGCGATCCGCATGAGCCCCACCGTCCACCTCGCCGACCGCTGGACCCTCAACGCGGCGTGCGGCTGGCTGCTCGATGAGGACGCCGGCGGTCACATCGGCGTCGTTCCCAGCGTGTTCGTCGACGCTGCTGACCGGGGCGAGCTGCACTGTGCGGCCTGTCTCGCGCTGCTGGGGAAGGCGGCGACGGCATGAACTGCCCCACCCGCTACTTCGATGGCCCCCTCACCTGTACCCGCACCGACCCCCACGACCCCAAGTCCCGCGGCGGTCACGTCTACGCCGCCACCGTCGGCCCCGACCTCGACAACTCGGCCACCGCCACCCCGAAGCACCACGCGGACGGGGGAGACCAGTAATGGCGCGCGAGTGGCAGTCGGGCGATGTGGCGGTGCTGACCTTCGCTAAGCATGAGGCGGCCGTGGCTGTGCGTTGCCCTCACCCGAGGAAGGGCGGCTATTGGCAGCACTCGGGAGAGTTCGGCAGCGGCTCGGCCTACGACGACATCGGCGGCTTCACCGTCCGCCCCCTCGTGGTGATCGACGCCGAGGACCGCGAGCAGGTCGAGCGGCTGGTTCAGGCATGGGAGAGGCAGACCGGGGAGTCGGCGTTCTCGAACACCGGGCGCTACCTCCAGGCCGCCCTCCGCGAGTTCGCCAACCCGACGCCCCCGCGACCCGAGGAGCCGACCGGCCTCGGCGCCGTGGTCGAAGCCGACTTCGTGACCGAGGACGGCAAGGGATTCGGCCCCGCGCACTGGGCCAAGGCGGGCGACGGATCGTGGGTCTGCCTGACCGATGGTCACGCTCGCTCCGGGACCGCTTGGCCGTTCCTGTCTAACGTCCGCGTCCTCAGCGGAGGCGTGTCATGACCCGCTCCCCCTTCCTCGCCGTCGGCCGCTACATCGTTCTCCCTGCCCCGACCCTCGACGAAGCCCTCGCGTGGTGGCTCGCCGTGGAGTTGCGGGCCGAGGGGCGCGAGCACGGGTGGCGACGATGAGCACGCTGCTGGACGTATGGGTCATCGGCAGTATCGCTGTCGCCGTCCTGGGGCTCATCATGGGCGCCGGTTCCGCGCTGGCCGTAGACAGCATGACGACAACCCGCCGTGAGACTGCGCGAAACGCCCTGCTCGGTTTCGGTGCCATTCCCCTGTCGCCCCTGTGGCCCGTCGGGGTGCCGATCCTCGCCGTCCTCTTGTTCCGCTGGCTGTGGCGGGAGGCGACGTCATGACCACCCTCGGCCTCGACGCGCTCCCCACCCGCTGCTCCCACGGCTACGACCTCGCCACGCAGCACCCCGACCTCTGCGGCTGCATCGAGGGCCGGGAGCGCAAGGCCCGCATCCTTGCGGCAGTCAACGACGCTGCGCCCGCCGACGTCAAGGCAGCGATCGACGCCGCGATCCTGCGACTGGCTCGGCTCGGCGCGCCCTTCTCGGCCAACGACTGCCGCCGCGAGTTCCCCAACGTCAAGGGCGCGGTGATCGGCGGCAGGTTCAACGCGCTCGGTCGAGCTGGCCTGATCCGCAAGACGGGTGAGCGGGTGCCGTCGTCGCTGGGCAACACGAACGGGCACGAGATCCACGTCTGGCAGGTGGCGGCATGACCTCGATCCACCTCTCCTGCGCGGTGCGTCACGAGGAGTATGTCGCGCTCGGCATCACCGACGACATCGCTGCACGCGCCGCCAACGAGGGGCCGCTGTGCTGCATCCCCAAGCCCCCGAGCCCCGAGGAACTTGGGGAAGGCCCTCGCGGCTCGGGTCACATCTTCGCCCCCCTCGACGCCCGCCAACGCCTCGCCCTCGTCGCCCTGCTCGCCGCCCCCGTGGCGGTCTGGGTGGTCATCGGCTGGGCGCTGGTGGGGGGTGCGCGATGACCCGGGCGATCCCGCTCAACAAGGACGGCCTAGTCGTTCTTGTTGACGACGCCGACTACAGAGTCCTAGCCGAGTTAGGGAGGTGGCGCGTGCATCGATCAGGGCACGTCCTCTACGCCGCTCGGTCAAAGCCTGGCGGCGGCGTCCTCTTGATGCACCAGGCGCTCACCGGCTGGGAACGCACCGACCACATCAACGGCGACGGGCTCGACAACCGCCGCGCGAACCTGCGGCCAGCGACCCACGCCGAGAACATGCGGAATCGCCGTATCCAGCGCAACAACACGTCGGGGTTCAAGGGCGTCTACCGAACCCGGAACGGACGCTGGCGAGCGCGGATCACGGTCGTCGGGCAGGGCAAGCGCGACCTAGGAACTCACGCCACCGCCGAGGCCGCAGCCCGCGCTTATGACGCCGCCGCGGTCGAGCTGTTCGGCGAGTTCGCCCGACCGAACTTCACGCATTGAACAACCGAAGAGGCCCACGCCGGGACAGGACGTGGGCCACCGAGAAGCACCCAACTAGGAGGAGTTCCCGATGAGCACCACTGTAGCAACGTCCGAGGTTCTGAACCGTGCGGCCGACTTGATCGAGGAGCGGGGGTGGGTCGGCAGAGGCGGCCAAGGCTGGACGGATGATGCTGGCAGCCCGCTCTGCATCGAGGGTGCGATCAGTGCTGCGATGGGCACCGCGATCTACGCCTACGGAGGCTTCACGTCCGCCCCCAACCGCTGCCCCGCTGGCCTAGCAGTCCGCGAGCACCTCGGCCTCGGGCCGTATGTGGGCGTCTCGACCTCGCGCGCGCTGTTCGCGTGGAACGACGAGCTGCGACTTGTCAACGGCGAGTTCGTGTCCGTTCGCACCCAGGCCGAGGTCGTTGAGGTCCTCCGTGCCGCCGCCGTGATCGAGGCAGCCCGTGAGCAGAAGATGGCCGAGGTCAGCGCATGACCCGCCCATCCCTCGCCCGCTCCCTGTTCGAAGCCTGGCTCCAGGACGCCGGACGCGCGCTCGCCACCATCAAGGCCGCCGCACATGCCCCCGCGCTGTTCAAGCCGGACGCCGTTGAGCAGGCACGCCGGGAGTACGCGCGGGCGATGCAGCAGGCGGGGAGGGGGACGGCGTGAACCCGTTCACCAAGGGCCGTGAGACCTACCGCTCCGACATCATCCTCGGCGAGCAATACCGCGAGAAGTCGACCGGGCTCGTCGGCAAGGCCACCGCCGTGTTCTTCTTCGAGCACGCCTGCGAGCGGGTGAGCCTCCGGTACATCCACGACGGCGACCTCAAGGAAGCGACGTTCGACGCACCCGAGGTCGAACTGGTTAGCACGGGCAAGACGCCCGTGCAGCAGAAGTCCGGCGGGCCGAGCCGTGGCGAGGGTGCCCGGGTGGTGAAGCCGCGATGATCCCCGCCCTCGCCACCGCCCTCCTCGTCGCCCTGACCATGGGTTACCCGCTCCACCGCCAGGCCAAGCGCGCGAAACGGGCCGAGTACATCCTCGCCGTGCACGACGCCCTCGCCCCGATCCGCGCCGCCAAGGTCGCCACGCTGGAACGCACGGCCAAGCGCGTCGAGAGCGCCGAGGAGACCGCCGAGAGCCTGGCTGTGACGCTGCTGGAGACGCGCGTGGAGGCCAGCCGGGCACGCCAGCAGCGGGATGCGGCATGGGCCGAGCTGCGGGCACTGCGCACCGAGCGAGAGCGGCACACGACGCTCCTGTCGCTGCCGGGGATCAGGGCCGACCGCGAGGACGGGATCAGCTACGACGCGCCGGCCGAGGTCGTGGCGCTGGACAGCAAGCGGGGGCGGGCATGAGAACCCACAGCGGCAAGCCCTGCCGCGACGAGCAGACCGGCGACTACTGCCGCCCGTGCGAGGAAGCCATCGCCGCCGGGGAGGACGCGCGCACCGAGCGGGACCGGGGCATGGAGGACTTGTTGGCCGAGCGGTACGAGCGGGAGGTGCTGGGGCTATGACACTCCACGACGACATCCCTGAGCGCGCCTACCACGCGGACGCCGACAGCCTCTCTGCTTCCGGCGCCAAGGTGCTGCTCGGCAAGCGCCCCCCGTCGCCTGACTCCGAAGCCCTCGCATTCGGCCGCCTGGTGCACATCATCCTGCTCGAGCCTCACCGTCTCGACGAGTACGTCGACCTCGACCCGGACATCATCGGCATCAAGAAGGACGGCACCAAGGCCGACAACCCGCGCAACACGACCGCCTGGAAGGACGCGGTGTTCAAGGCCGAGCAGTCCGGGCTCACCATCATCGACTCGGGCACGCTCGCCCACGCACAGGCCGTCGCTGCTGCCGTTCGAAACCACCCCGAGGCCGGTCGTCTCTTGGCCGCCGCGACGCACACCGAGGTTAGCGCCTACGCCGATCACCCATCCGGCGCACGGGTCCGCGCACGGTTCGACCTCATCGGCCCCGGCTTCATCGGCGACATCAAGACGTGCCGCGACGCCGACCCGGAGACGTTCGGCAAGGTCATGCACTCGCTGATGTACCACGTGTCGGCCGCTAACTACGTGGACATCGCGCGCGCCAACGGGCTGACCGTCGATCGCTACGACCTGATCTGCGTGGAGAAAGAGCCGACGCCGGGTGGTGAGTACCGGGTGGCCGTGAACGAGGTGCACCCCGACGCCATCGAGAAGGGCCGCGAGCTGATGGCGCTGGCTTGTGACCGGTGGCTGGCACTCGGGAAGCGGATCGACCTGCCGAACTACGGGCCGGATCGGCATGTGATCGACCTGCCCGCATGGGTGTACGCGAACGACCTGGACGACATCGAGATCGAGGAGGCGGTCTGATGTTCAGCGACTCGATGCTCGGGCTGTCCGCTAGGGCGATTGCCGGTGGCGGCAAGGATCATCCGCACGACCCCAGCGACCTGCTGCGGTGCGTGAACTACTGCAAGGGCAGGCTGAGCACCGCGGACCTCCGCAAGCGCATGGCCGGTCGATCGGTCTATTGGGACCGCCTACTCCCCGAGTGGGACGAACTCGTTGCCCTGCTCCAGCACGAGATCGACACGCGCACCGATCGCACAGCCCCGCGGACCTACGCGGCGATGAAGCGAGTGCTCGCGAACGGGGTCGCGTGTGCGAGGTGCGACGGGACTGGCCGGGGCGCCGAGTGCATGAAGTGCAGGGGCACAGGGCGCCGCTCGGGTGGTCGATGCCGCGCCGAGGGCTGCCACCGGGGCGCCGCCCTCTGCGGAGCCTGCTGGGGACGCGGCTACACGACAACCGAGAAGGACTGACATGGACATCAGCGACACCCTCGCCCCCAACAGCGACCAACTCGATGCGGTCGACCTACTCGGCTCACCCCCGCGCATCTTCACCATCACCGAGGTCTCACGCGGAAGTGCCGAGCAGCCGGTCCAGATCAGGCTCGCCGAGTTCCCGCGCTGGTGGCGACCGAGCAAGGGGATGCGGCGCGTGCTGGCGAACTGCTGGGGCAAGCAGGCATCCGAGTGGGTCGGCCGGCGCATCGAGCTCTACTGCGACCCCGACGTGATGTTCGGCAAGGAGAAGGTCGGCGGCATCAGGATCAGTCGCCTCTCGCACATCGACGGCCCGATGTCCACGCCGATGATCGTCGGCCGCGGCAAGGGTGGCTCGTGGCTCGTCAAGCCGCTGCCCGACGCCGAGCCCACCCGCAAGCCCGCCGACGACCCCATGACCCTTATGGGCGCCCGCATGAAGGCGCGCGGGCTGACGGTCAAGGAGGACGCACTGGCCTACGTCGAGTCGATCATCGGTCGCGCTGTCGCAAGCCGGGACGAGATGACGCCCGAGGAGGTCGCGCAGGTCAACGAGGCGCTGAGCGTGCCGATGGGAGCGGACGAATGAGCGCCGAGCTTCCCCTAACCGACTGGCGGTCACGAGCAGTCCACTTCGCCGACGAATGCGCCCTTGAGCAGTGCGAGTATTGCGGCTGCTGCGTCCACGGCAAGACCCTGCCCGTTGGGTGCAAGGTCGAGACGGCACCGAGCGGGATGCTCTGCCCGAACTACGAGTGTGGCTGCGAGGGGCGAGCATGATCCGCCCCGCCAACGCCATCACCGACACCGACCTGCGCGAAGGCCGACGGGTCACCCTCACCGGCCGCATCTGCGCCACTATCCCCGCTCCCAACGAGGACGCGCTCTGGATCACAGTCAAGGTCGACGGCGCGTCCCAGGTCGAGATCCACCGGGAGGGGTCGTGAGGACCCGGCCCACGAAACGCGACGACATCCTCGCCGACTACCGCGCCGGGTACACGATCCGCGAGGTCGCCAAGCGCAACGAGGTGAGCCGCTCGACGGTCTCCAAGACCGTGGGCGACGCGGGACTCACTCGCCGCAAGGGTCCGCCGAAGCGAGGGGGGCGCTGCTGCTCACGCTGCGGCATCCCCACCCTCGCCAAAGAGGGCGTCTGCCGCACCTGCAAGACCGTGTCCAACGCCCAGCCGAAGCCCTCCGACGCACTCAGGGGCGGCGTGTGGGTGCTGCATCCGCGACGTCGGGTGCTCGTGTGGCAGGAGGCATCGTGACGAAGGACGAACTGCTGGCCGCGTTGCTGGTGGAGCGCTACGACCAGACATGGTGGAAGAGCAAGCCCGCTGAGACTCCGGCGCCGAGGAAGCGCACGCGGAAGCCGAAGCCGGAACCCGTCGCACCTGTTCTCGACGTCGCCCACGACGCGGACCCGGCGGCGCTGACCGGTGGACGCTGGGTCAATCGGCGCGGGGTGCAGGTGTGGGTCGAGAGCGAGGCGTCGTGAGCGCCGACAAGGGAGAGGCGCTGGGCCTCACGTATGACTGCCCTCGCTGTGGCACGCGGCACCTGCTCGCCTGCTGCCACGCCTCGCGCCACAACCTCTGCGACCGCTGCGTCGCGGAGCAGCAGGCGGCCCGGGCCGCCAGGTTGAGGAGCGCCCCATGACCGCCCCCGAGGACATCTGGTGCCCCGTGTGCAACTGGCAGGCACCGCGGGCGAGCCAGGTGTGCGAGCTGCATGGGGAGGAGGGGCGACACCTGCGCCCCGTATATGGCATGTGCCTTGCCTGCCGGTCCATGGAGGTCGAGTTGAACGAAGTCGTTGGCACTCGCGACCTGTCGAGCATCGGGGAATCCGACGTCTATCCCGTCGGCTACGGCTGCGAGGTGTGCGCCTGATGCCGTGGTTCCTGACTGACGACCAGTTCCATTCCCACCCGAAGGCGAGACGCGCCGGGCTCGCCGCAATCGGCCTCTGGAACGTCTCGGGCGCGTGGTCACAGGCCCACAAGCAGGAGGGTTTCGTGCCTGACTGGTTCGTCGCTTCATGGCCTCAAGGGAAGCGCTTGGCTGATCGACTAGTGGTCTCCGGCCTATGGCTCACGGCCACCAAGGGCGACGAGGCGGGCTGGCAGTTCCACGACTGGCTCGACATCCACCCGACCGCCGACGAGATCGAGAAGAAGCGCGAGAAGGACCGCGAGAGACAGCGCAGGCGGCGCGCGGGGCTGCGCGGAGAGAAGGGGGACAACTCGTGACGCGTCACACCTGTGTCACGCGTGACATCCGCTGTGACTCACGCATGTGTCACGCGACCCGTGCCGTGCCGTGCCGTGCCTACCGTAGTTACGGCGGTCTGTGGTTCATCTCTGGTTACGACCAAATCCAAAGTAACGGTGACCTACGCTCGCTCGCCGCTCCGATTGGCTTTGGAGCGAACCGATGAACGAGCACGAAACCGACCGCATCGCAGCCGCCATGCACGCCCTGCGCCCCGACTGGCCCGCGAGCAGCATCCGCACCCTGATCCGCAAGCACCTCGCCGACCGACCACGCCGCGATGTCGCCGTCGCCCTGGCCTGGATCGCCTGCGAACCCGCCACCGCCACACCCGCCCGCGTCCTCGAGTCCGGGCCGTGGTGGCTCGCGGCAGGGGTCGACGGGCAGACCACCGGCCGACGCGAGCCCTACGACCCCGCGGCGTTCTGCGACGAGTGCGGCAAGTCCGAGGCCACGTGCCGGCGCAACACGCTCTCGGGGCACGAGTTCACATCCGCGCTTGACCACGCCCGCCGTCTCGCGCACGACGGCTCTAAGACGTCTCTGCCCCGACCGGGGCGAACGGAAGGCAGGTCACAATGAAGACCCTTGCCGACTACGCCGACGCCATCGCCGCCCGCATTGAGGTAACGGACACATGTTGGCTGTGGACGGGTCACCGCGATCAGGTATCCGGTTATGGCACATACAGCACGCCCCGCCACGATGGTGCGGCCACAACGCGACTCGCTCACCGGTTGGTGTACCTCCTGAACGAAGGGGAGATCCCAAAGGGGCTGGTCTTGGACCACCTCTGTCGCGTCCGCCATTGCGTGAACCCAGCGCACCTTGAGCCGGTTACAAACAGGGAGAACTCACGGCGCTCGCCACTAGTCTTCAAGGAAGCCTGCGCCGCTGGGCATCGCTATACCGAAGGCTCGTATTACCTCACAGCTAACGGTGCGCGCCTTTGCAAGGAATGCCGCCGGGCAGAGGTGCGCGAATCCGCCGCCCGTCGTGCCCGCTCCTCAACCAGGCGCGAGTGTGAGCACTGCGGGGAGGCCGTGGTCGTCAAGCATCGATCACGGCACATGCAGCGACACCACCTGGAGCATTACCAGCCCCGCTCCGCCACGAAGCCCCCGTTGCGCGAGCTGATCCAGGAGGACCGATGAGGAAGATCCCGACCCTGTTCCTGCGCGACCCCGACGACATGCGCCGCGTGACGTCCGAGGTCCACCCAGACTGCCAGTGGGTGCTCGACGGCGAGGGGCGCGCGACCCGGAAGTACGACGGGACGTGCGTGATGCTCGACGACGCGGGCATGTGGTGGGCGCGGCGCGAGGTCAAGCGCGGCAAGACGCCCCCGGCCGACTTCGTGGAGGCCGACTACGACGAGGCGACCGGCAAGCGCCAGGGCTGGATCCCGATCGTGGCCTCAGACTGGCGCGGGCCGTGGACCGAGGCGATGGCGCTGCACCCGAACGAGCCCGGCACCTACGAACTCTGCGGCCCGAAGATCAACGGCAACCCCGAGGGCTTCACGTTCCACCGGCTGATCCGCCACGGAGTCACTGTCGTCCCGCAGATCCTGCCGCCCGTCGAACTTGTCCGCGAGTACTGCAAGGACACGGGTGCCGAGGGGATCGTCTGGCATCACCCTGACGGCCGCATGGCGAAGCTCAAGGCGCGCGACCTCGACCCCGACCCGATTCCCACCCGACCCGAGCACGAGGAGAGCGACCATGCGTGAGACCGAACCGACTGGCGCGTTGGCGCGCTACTGCCCCTGTGGCCACACGGCGAACTACCACCGAGGCACGCCTGAACTTGCACGGCAGTACGGCTGCACAGGCACGGAGGGCAACAGGTCGGGGGCGCTCGGCGCCTACCACTGCCGCTGCTCGGCGACCCTCTCGGACGTGATCGCCCACGGCACGACCACACCCCCCGCTGGTCGGAACGCGACGTGGTCCGCATGACCGCACCCGACGCCCGGCCCGCCCAGGCCGGAGGGGAACTGTCCAGCGACCTAGAGCGGGTGATGGCTGAGCGTGACGATGCTGTCCAGAGCGCAGCCGAGTGGCGGATGATCGCGGACGGTGCGGTCGCTGAGAACACACGGCTGCGGAAGGTCATCGACCGACTGATTGGCGACGAGTCATGACCGCCCAGGCCGGAGGGGCGAGGCTGAGCGAGGAGCTGGTGGCGAAGGCAGCCGCGGCGATCCGAGCAGCCGATGACAAGGCGCTCGCAGAGTCGAACTTCGACCAGCTCTGCGCGACCTACGACGAGCAGGCCCGCGCTGTCCTCGATGCCGTGACCCCCGACCTCCGCGCCGAGGGACGGCGAGACGCGCTGGCCGAGGCTGCCGAGGCAAGGATGGCCTACTCGAAGGAACTCCGCGAGGCGTTCCGCGAGCACAATGCGAACCGTGACCTAGCACGGTTGCAGCCGCGCAGGCCTGATCTGAGGACTTGGGCCGACGCGCTTGAGTCAACTAGTCACTGGCTCCGTGCCCGCGCCGAGGCCGACCCGGGCGAGCGGAAGGCGGGGTCATGAGCGGGGAGCGTGCGGCGCTGATCGAGGTACTGCGGCCAGTCATCGACCGCATCGAGCGAGTCGGCCTCGGCAACGAGATCCCCGGTGCCCCTGGCTGGTGCTACGAGTACACCTACGCACTGGCCGACGTCCTGCTCGCTGCTGGCTGGCGAGGCCCGGAGATCGTGGCGCAACTCCGCGACATGGAGATCGAGCGCAACATCCTGCGGGAGACGCTGCGGGAGGTGCTCGCAAACCACCCTGAGGCGCGCCAGAACGGTGTTCGTGGCGCCAAACAGGGCGAAGTGGACCCGGAATGCCACCGGCGTGATTCAAGCCCTCAGATTGGCGGAAACGGATGAACGACGTGACATGGGCTGGCGCTTCGGTCTGCCCCGACTGCAAGCGGCTGGTCAAGCACAAGCCGCAAGGGGGGCCGCACCGACGACACGGATGCCGACTTCGATGGATCTCGCGACGCATTGCGCAGGCAGAGTCGCGCGGTTGGGACGACGGCTACCGATTCGCCCTAGAGAACATCTCAGACCCGATGGTCTACGCCGACCTCACCGAATACGGCGCAGGGTGGGCAGGGCTCATTGCGCGCGGCGGACTGGCCGTTGAGGCAGGCGACGAGTGAGCGGCCGCTGGGGACGCGACCCAGAGGTCGGTGACGTGTGGCTGCCCGACCCCGACATCACGCACATCGCCGGACCGGAGCGCATCGCTGACGAGAAGCCACCGAAGCGATGGAAGCCGCGGCCGCTGCTGGGATTCAGCGCCGAGGTTGGCGCCGGGGTGGAGGAGGAAGCGGATGACTAGGCCGACGTGCACCTGGGACGGGATCTCCAAGTGGATGGCCCCGAGTGGCGAGACGTGCAACCGCGACCACTGCGCGCTGCGAGGACGATGCGCTGGCCACGTCGACCACGCGGCGGGGATCAACACCTGCCCGAGCTGCATCGGCCGCACCCGCAAGGACATCGCCGCCATCGTCGTGCGCTATGCGGTGATGGCCTACGACGCACAGGTCGACGGCGTCGACTCCGAGGCGATGAACCTGCTCGGCGCTGCTGCCGACCCCGACCAGTACGCCGCCCGCCGTGACATGCTGACCGCGCTGTACGAGCGGCAGGGCTGGTGCGAGTGGCCCCGACCCGAGGCGTACCGCGCCGATGACCCACACCACCCCTACGCCGTGCTTGGGCGCTGGGACATGGCGCTGCGAGACCAGGGCTGGCTCGGGCAGACCGACCTGCTGGTGACCGTGGCATCGGCTGCGACCGCACTCGACTCCGCACTCAACGGTGGCTTTCCGCACGGGGACGAGTTCGAGGACTTCGCGCGTGACATCGCCGCGTGCCGGACGCACCTCGAGGCCGTGGACCACGACGACCAGGTGCCCGAGCAGGGACGACCGTGCCCGACGTGCGCAGCGGAGAACGAGGACGGCAAGGCGCCGCGGCTGCAGAAGCGATACGCCCACCATCCGGGGATGCCGCCTGGTGCGCGCTGCGAGACCATGGGTTGCCGGACCTGTGACGGGCGCGATGACGCCTGGCACTGCCCTGCGCACCTCGGTCACTCGTGGACCGATGACGAGTACCGCAACCGGGTGGACGCCGACTACCTCGAGCACGCCGAGGCGCTGACCGCGGACCAACTGCGGCAGAGGTTCGGGATCTCGCGCGGCAGCATCACGGGCTGGGCAGCCAAGGGCGAGGTGCGCAAGCGGGGCCGCGACCACCACGGGCGCCAGCTCTACGACGTGGCCGGCGTGCGCGCGAAACTCTCTACCCAGCAGCCTGCGTGACTACAGCGACCGGGTGCCGTAGCATCGGCGGTGGACAGGTTTGTCCTCAGCCCCGAGCCCAACGGCCGGGGCTTCGTCATTCCCGGTGAGCGGGAGGTAACCATGCGCTACCTCCTCGTAGACGACAGCGCGACGACCGAGGAACTTCGGGAAGCCATCACCCACCTGCGGCGACGACAGCGGTGCGCGTGCATCCCGAGCACGGCGGCTGAGATCGGCGCCGACATCGACGAGCTGCTGGAGATCCTGAGCGCGCGAGGCGAATGGTGAGCTGGGATACCAGCGACCGACGCACCCGACTGCCAGCCGACTGGGCACAGCGCGTCGCTCGGGTCAAGCGCAGAGCACGCGGACGATGCGAGGCCACGCACCACGCACCAGGCTGCGACGGACGAGGCCGCGACGTCGACCACGTCATCCAGGGTGACGACCACAGCCTGACCAACCTTCAACTACTCAGCGGCCCATGCCACGACCGCAAGACGCGGCTCGACAACGGCTACGTCTCACCCGTCGCGCTGCCGGCTGAGCGACACCCCGGCCGACGCTGAGCGCACCACGGGGGGAGGGTCCCCGGGGCGTGCTACAACAAACGGACCGCGGTAGCCGCTCCGAATGCGTGCGTTGCCGTTTCTCGTTTTTCAGGCCGCCAGGCGCGGCTCCCCAATGCCCCAGGAGGGCGCCATGTCCAAGCCGAAGCCTCCCGCCTCGCTCAAGACCGCGGGTCAGTTGCTCTGGAGCGCCGTCGTAGCCAAGTACGACCTGCGTGCCGACGAACTGGCTGTGCTTGAGGGCGCCTGTCGCGCCAAGGACATGGTCGCGGGACTGGAGTCGGCGTGGGTAGAAGCGGGCAGCCCGCTCTACACGAAGGGCAGCATGGGGCAGCTGGTTGAGCACCCTGCGCCGAAGTCCATCCGCTCATGGCAATCAGCACTCGATGCCGCCCTCGCTCGCCTCAAGCTTCCCGACGAGGTGTCGGGTGCTGTGACGACGAACCCGGCTCGTGCGGCGGCTGCGTCGCGCTGGAAGCATGGCTCGTAGCAGTGGCCCCGCGTTCATCGAGGATCTGACCGGCGACTATCGCGCGATCGAGCAGGAGTACCGCGAACTTCTCGACCGCAGTCTCCCGCCGACTGACCTCGCGTGGGAGCCGGTCAAGCTCGGCCCGACGTGGCAGTACGACGACGGCTGGTTGCTCCCTGAGGCGTCTCTCGGCTGGGGCGTCCTGTCGTGGACGACTCGGCACCTGACCGGCAAGGCTGGCAAGCCGTGGTGGTGGACCGCTGAGCAGACCCGGTTCCTGCTTTGGTATTACGCGGTCGACTCGAACGGCGAGTTCCTCTACCACTCGGGCGCACTCCAGCGGATCAAGGGCTGGGGCAAGGACCCGACCGCTGCCGGCGTCTCTGTGGCCTCGCTGCATGCCCCGGTGATGTTCGACCACTGGGAGGGCGACCATCCGGTCGGTCGTGACGACCCGGACGCGTGGACGCAGATCGCCGCAGTGTCCGAGGACCAGACCAAGAACACCTTCAAGTTGTTCCCCGGCCTCATTCCGCCCGAGACGCGCAGGCGGTACGGCATCCAGATCGGCAAGTTCAACGTCTGGTCGGACGGCGACCGGCGGCAGATCGAGGGCATCACCATGAACCCCGAGTCGATCGAGGGTGGTCGCCCCCACCAGATCATCCGCGCGGAGACTCAGAACTGGCTTTCCACCAACCGCGGTCACGAGATGGTCGGCGCGATGGAGGGCAACGCCGCGAAGTCGGAAATCGACTCCCCGGCGCGGATCCTCGACATCTTCAACGCTTACCGCCCCGGCCGTGACTCGACCGCCGAGCGTGCCCGCGAGGCGTGGGAGTCCACGCAGGGCGAGGATGCGACGAACGCCGAGTACGGCGTGTTGTGGGACTCACTTGAGGCCCCACCTGAGGCCCCGCTGACCAAGGAAGCGGCGCCGGAGGTGGTCCGCTCCATCGCGGGAGACGCGACGTGGCTGGACACGCGTCCCAATGGCCGGATCGTCAAGAGCATCCTGAACCCGGAGAACCCCCCGAGCGAGTCGCGGCGCAAGTGGTACAACCAGATCGTCGGCACCGAGGACGCTTGGGCACAACCGCGCTGGGTGGACGACAAGGCGAACCGCCGCAAGGGTGAGCAGATCGTCCCTGGTGATCGCGTGGTGCTGTTCGGCGATGGCTCGAAGTCCGGCGACGACACGGGCCTGCTCGCGGTGCGGATCTCCGATGGTCTGGCGCAGGTGTTGCATCATCAGCATCCTGGGCGCGACGGCAAGGGCGAGCTGGTCCTCGTCAACCGCTCAGAGTTGGACGCCGCGGTGAACGTCGCGTTCGACACCTTCAAGGTGGTCGCGTTCTGGTTCGACCCGTCGCACGCGAAGGCCGATGACGCGGTCGAGGATGACCGGTTTTGGTGGCCGCTGGTCGACCAGTGGCACGAGCGCTATCACCGCAAGCTCGACAAGCGCTTCTGGCCGGTGAAGTCGGGGCCGAAGATGCATGCGGTCGCGTTCGACATGTCCGGTTCGGCGGCTCAGCAGTTGTTCCAGCCGGCGGTGACGCAGGCTGCGGACGACTTGAAGGACGGCCAGGCGCCCTACTGCGACTCGGCGGTCCTGCGGCGTCACATGAAGAACGCCCGGCGCCGTGAGGGTCGGTTCGGCATCACTCTCGGCAAGGAATCGCGCTCCAGTGCGCGAAAGATCGACTTGGCCGTCTGTTTCGTCGGCGCCCGCATGTTGTGGCGCCTCGTCCGTCTCGCCCAGCAGGGCAAGGGAGCACCTGGCAAGGGCCGGGTCCTGATCCGTGACTAAGTGGGGGAGGTCTGGTGGCCGACGACTTCTCCTCGACGTCTTTCTCGACCGTCGTCGCGCCGACGCTCCCGACGCTGGGGCTGTCGGAGGACGAGAAGGCGCTGATCGCACAACTCCGCAACCAGTATCAGCGGACCGCGTCCACGATGGCCCTGTGTGAGCAGTACTACAAGGGCGAGCAGGCGATCAAGAACCTGCGCATCGCGGTCCCGAAGGAGCTCGAGGGCCAGTTGTGCACGCTGGTCGGGTGGGCGGCGATGGCTGTTGACCCCTACGTGGAGCGGCTGAACGTCGACTGCTTCCGGCAGGTCAACGAGACTGATGGCGACGAGTACCTGATGGCGATGATGGAGGCGAACAACTTCGCCTCCGAGCAGTCGCTTGCGTACACCGACGCGCTGTCGATGGGTCCGGCGTACTGGGTGGTCGGCTCTCCGGTGACCCGAGGCGACGCTCCGATCGTGACAGTGGAGTCGCCGCTGAACACGGCGGTCCTGTGGGATCTGCGGGGCACGTCTCCGCGGGCGCTGATGCAGGAGTACTGGTCGGAGGACGGTCGCCGACGCGGCGCGCTGCTGGTCCCCGGCAAGACGGTCCACCTGGCGCAGGACGACAACGGCAACTGGGTGGTCGCCGATCGCGACGAGCACGGCTTCGACTTCGTGCCGGTGGTGCGGATGGCGAACCGACCGCGGACCAACAACCGGTCTGGCTCCTCGGAGATCACCCCGGCGTTGCAGTCGATCATCGACGAGGCGTGCCGGACGCTGCTCGACCTGGCTGTCGCTCGCGAGCTGTACTCGGTGCCGCAGAAGGCGATCCTGGGCGCGACCGAGGCGGCGTTCCAGAAGGCCGACGGCTCCACGGCGTCAGTGCTGGAGACCTATGTGACCAAGGTGCTGGGGCTGGAGCGCGACGAGAACGGCGAACTGCCGCAGCTGTTCCAGTTCCAGGCTTACGACCCGTCGGTGTTCACCAAGATCCTCGACTGGTTCGCCTCCTCGGCGGCGGGCCTTGTCGCCGCACTGCCGCAGGATCTCGGGCTCTATACGCAGGGCAACCCGCCTTCGACTGACTCGCACCTGGCGATGGACGACCGACGCAACCGTCGCACGAAGCGGATGCAGCGTCAGTTCACCGGGCCGCTGTGCGACGTGGCGAGGATGATGGTGCGGTTCGACAACCGCGGCAAGCTGCCCCCGGAGTACGAGCGGATCGCGGCAGACTGGACTCCCCCCGAGATGTTCGCCCCGAGCCTGGTGTCCGACGCGGTGACGAAGGAGATCGCCTCGGGCGCGGTCCCTGCCACCTCGGACGTGACCCTCAAGCGTCTCGGGTACTCGGCTGTCGACCGTGTGCGGCTCCAGCAGGACCGCGCGGCCGACGATGCCCGCCAGTTGGGCCGGGCTGTGACGGCAGCGTTCCTCCCGAAGCAGGAGCCGACCAGTGGCAGCGCCAACAGTCAGTGACGACCCGGCTGTCCAGCAGCAGTACCTTGCGCAACTCGCGCTGACCTCCTCGCTGTTTGCCGCCCTCCGCGCCTTGTGGCCCCACGCCCGCCCGCTCGACTCCGGGATGCGGATCTACCGTGACGTGGTCGCGTTCCTGGTCGACCAGTTCTCCCAGGCCGCTGCGTCGATCGCGAACGACTTCTACTCCACAGCCCGACGAGAGGCGGGAGTGCCGGGCACCCCACGCCTCCCGCTCGTGGCCAGCCCTCCGCGCTCGTTGGTCGACGCCGGCATCGACTGGGCGACTCGCGCGAAGGCCGAGGCGGATGCCTATGAGGCCGCGGTCATGGCCCGCGTCGAGGCTGCGATGCAGAAGGCGGTCACCGACACCGGTCGCGCGCAGGTGGTCGCCGACGTGACGGGCGACGAGTTCGCGCTCGGCTTCCGCCGCGTTCCTCGCCCCGGTGCCTGCGCGTTCTGTATCGCGATGGCGATCCGCTACTCGACGCGGACCCGCCAGAAGCAGAACGGCAAGTTCGTCCACGACAAGGACGCCGCCCACTTCGGTGTCTACAAGACGCGTGACTCCGCTGGCGCCGCCGCGAACTCGAAGTTCGAGGGCGAGGGCGCGGCGAAGTTCCACGACAACTGTCACTGCGTCATCGAGCCGGTGTTCTTCCACGGCACCTCACTCCCGCCGTCCTGGCTCGCCGACATGGCGCACCTGTACGACACCTACGACACCGAGGACTTCGGCAAGGGACTCCCCGGCTTCCGGCGGGCACTCAAGGCGCACCGCAACGGCGTGGACCACATCCCTGCCGACCTGCCGCCCGTCAACCCGGCGGCCGTCTCGCCGCAGATCGACGCGCTTCTCAACCTGTTCGCCAAGCGCGCCGCCTAGAACCTCCCGCCTGGCGCGGGGAAGTTGCACCACCCAACCGCCCCAGGAGGGCAACTCATGTCCGTTGCACCCGTCGAGCCGACCCCCGACCCGACCGAGCCGTCCACAGCTGTGACGACTCCGCCCACCGCCCCCGCAGCACCCCCTGCCGATCCGCCCGCGACCCCGTGGAGCGACCCGGCCGCCGCGGAGGCCGAGATCAAGCGCCTCCGTGCGGAGAACGCGAAGGATCGGACCGCAGCCAAGGCGCAGGCCGCCGAGGACGCGAAGAAGGAATATGCACAGGCCATCGCCAAGGCCCTCGGGCTGGTGGAGGACGACGCGAACGACCCGGCCAAGCTCACCGAGAGCCTGACCACCTCCCAGGCGGAAGCGAAGCAAGCGCGAGTCGAACTCGCCGTGTTCCGCTCCGCCGCAGCCGCAGGAGGCGACCCCGCCGCCCTGCTGGACTCCTCGAGCTTCCTGGCGTCGCTCGCTGCCGTAGACCCGTCCGACTCTGCTGCCGTCACGGCAGCGATTCAGGCGGCGGTCGCGGCGAACCCGCGGCTTGGTGCCGCACCTGCCGGTCCGCAGCCCCCCGCGCCGAACCCCGCTCAGGGTGCGAGCGCGAGTGGTGCCCCCACGGTCGGCCAACTCACCCGCGAACAGCTCGTCGGGATGAGCCCCGAGGCGATCGAGAAGGCCCGCACCGAGGGCCGACTGAACGCCGTCCTCGGCATCAAGTAACCCCACAAGCAGAAGGAGAGCCGTCATGGCTATCACCAACTTCATCCCCGAGGTGTGGAGCGCGACCCTGCTCTCCTCCCTCAAGAAGTCGCTCGTGTTCGCTGGTCCGCAGACCTCGAACCGCAACTACGAGGGCGACATCGCCAACCAGGGCGACACGGTCCACATCGTGTCGATCTCCCGGCCCACGATCGGCGACTACGTCAAGAACGTGACCTCCATCGACCCCGAGGTCCTCACCGACGCCGACCGCACCCTGGTCATCGACCAGTGCAAGTACTTCGCCTTCGAGGTCGACGACGTCGACATGCGCCAGGCCAAGAGCGGCGGCGCGCTGATGTCCGAGGCGGCCCAGGAGACCGCCTACGGCCTCGCCGACGTGGTCGACCAGTTCGTCGCAGGCCTGTACACGGGCGCGGACGCCGGGAACCAGATCACCACCACGGCGATCACGACCCCGCTGCTCGCAGCGACCGGGCTCGTCAACCTCAAGACCAAGCTGGACAACGCCAACGTGCCCACCGCGGGTCGCTACGCGATCGTCCCGCCGTGGTACCACAACCTGCTGCTCCTGCCGGGCTCGGGCTTCGTCTCCGTGGCCGACGCGGGCACCAGCGAGGGCCTGCGGAACGGCATGGTCGGCCGGGCGTTCGGCTTCGACATCTACATGTCGAACAACGTGGTCAACACCACGGGCGACGACTACCGCGTGTGCGCCGGCTACCCCGGCGCCATCTCGTTCGCGAGCCAGATCAACAAGGTCGAGGCGTACCGCCCGCAGTCGTCGTTCTCCGACGCACTCAAGGGCCTGAGCCTCTATGGCGCCAAGCTCGTCCGCCCCTCGGGCGTGGCGACCCTGATCGCCTCCATCACCTGATCCCGGCGTGACGAGGGGCCGCTGAACTGGCGGCTCCTCGTCTCCGCGACAACCCGACGCTTCAAGGAGATCAAGTCATGGCAAACACCACCATCCCCCTGAGTCAGATGGCGATGGGGGCGAACGCGGACCCAGCGGGGACCGCGATCGTCGCAGCGAACACGCACACCATCACCCCCTCGAAGGGCTGGCGGAAGCTGCTCGTGCGCGTCTCGCACACCACGGCCTCAGCCAAGGTCGTCACCTTCACGGCCGGGGACAGCCCGCCCGCAGATGCCTCGGGCCAGGGCGACCTCGCGGTCTCGTTCGCGGACGGCTCCACGACTCCGGTCGTGAAGTGGTTCCTGGTCGATTCCTCGCGGTTCGAGCAGTCGGACGGCTCAGTCGTGATCACCGTGGCCGCCTCGACCACCGGCACGATCACCGCGTTCCAGCTCATCTGAGCGATCGACCGAGAGGAGGGCGCCATGACGAACCCGGCAACCACCGCCGACGTGGAAGCACGCTGGCGCCCCCTCTTGGCTCAGGAGACCACCAATGCGGCGACGTTCCTGGCCGACGCGTGGCTGATGCTGCGGCGCCACTTCACGCGCCTCGGCGTCGACCTTGAGGCCGAGGTCGCCACCGACTCGGATCTGTCTGACGACGTGGTTCGCGTCGAGGTCGCCGCCGTGCTGCGGGTGATGAAGAACCCCGACGGCAAGCGGTCGGAGTCGATCGACGACTACACCTGGACGCTCGATCAGGCTGTCTCGGCTGGGCTGCTGTACTTCACCACCGACGAGCTCGACGGGCTGCTTCCCGGCTCGGCGATCCGGGGCCGGGCGTTCATGGTCGACCCGCTCGCCGACTACGCGACGCGGTTCGACTCGTGAGCCTCGCCGACACGCTCGCGGCGGGTCGGGCAGCAGCGGAGGCGCGCATGTCCTCTGTGGCGAAGGTCCACCGCAAGACGGGCAGTGCGAGCCAGAACGAGTCGACGGGGCTCGTGTCGCCGACGTGGACGGACGTCATCACCTCGACACCGTTCCGTCTGAGCGGCGCGGTGCGCGGCTCGGCGTCTTACCGCACGCAGGATCTCGGCGCGGACGTCGAGGTCGCTTCCCGTATCGGCCACTTCCCTGCCGCCACGACCGGTTTGCAGGACGGCGACTACGTCGAGATCACCTCGGGGGAGAACGCGGGGCTCGTGTTCCGCATCATCGAGGCCACGTGGCAGGACCAGGCGACCGCTGTGCGGGTCCCGGTCGAGGCTGTTGTTCGTCCGACCGAGTGGGGTGCGTGATGGCTACTGTTCGCGTCATCGGCGGCGTCGGCGACCTGGCGGCCGACCTCAGCGACATCCCGGCTAAGGCCATCACCGAGGGCTCGAAGGTTGTCCGCAAGAACGTCCGCGCTGGCAGCACATCAGCCCGGGCGTTCGCGCGCGAACTGTCCGGCCCGCACGGCAAGGACTACTACAAGCGCATCGGCTGGGAGATGACCGGTGCGCTCCAGGGCGAGTACGGCCCCCATGATGGCGGCCTCCCCGTCGGCGGCGGCTGGCGTCACGGCACACCGAACACCGAGCTGGAGAAGTCCCAAGACGTCATCGGCCCGAAGTTCGAGAAGGACGTCGGCGACATGGTCGACAGGCTGTTCTGGTGACCGCCTCGCCCCTCGATGAGCGCGCGCACCGCGACGTCATCGCGCCGCTGCTGACCGCGACTCTCGGCGCGAACCGGGTCTACGACTACGGCGGCGTCCCCGGTGCGGACAACAACCCCGGCACGGTCCCCGACCTATTCGCACTGCCCGCCTTTGAGCGGCGCTACGTCGAGCCCTACCACGCCGGCCGCGCGACACGCTCGGGCTGGCGGCTCACCGTCCGCTACGTCGGCCGCACCGTGGACGAGGCGCGCTGGGCGGCGCTGAAAGTGGCGACGGCCCTCAACGAGGTCCGCGTGACCATCGGCGGGATCGAGTCCACGCCGATCACACATGAGTCCACGCAGGCCATTGCGCCCGACGACGGCCGTTTCTCCGGCTGGTCCGTCTGGACCTACGCCCTCTAGCACGCACCCCCGACACAACAACCCGCCAAGGCCCCGCCCCAGTCGCGGGCCTTTGTCATGCCCGGAGGCCCCCATGTCTGCCCTCGTCCGAGTACTGCTGGCTGACGGTCGCGACGTGAACGTCGGTCGCGCCTACGCCATCGCGCACGGCCTGGAGATCGTCGACCTCCCGACCCACGACATCTCCGGGCAGGCCATCCCTCCGCAGCGGTCGGGGCGCGAGGCCAAGCCGAAGCAGTCGATCGGCACCCTCGCGGCCAACAAGGCCGCCCCCAAGACTCCCGCCGCACCCGCGACGGAGAAGGCGGCGACGCCCGCCGACAGCACCGACAACCGCCTTCCGAAGGAGTAGAGCCATGCCGCTCTCCATGCCCACGACCATCAAGAGCCAGGGGAACTCGCTCCTCATCGTGCTCCCCACGCCGCCGGTCAGCCTGACCGCGCCGACCAAGGCCGAGCTGAACGCCGGCAAGTTCATCACCTGCCACATCTACGGCTCGTGGTCGATCACGCCGAGCCAGAACACCGGAGAGGCGCCCCGCAAGGCGTGCTCGACGATCGTCGGCCAGCAGCTCGGCAACGTCACGTACCCGCCGATCGAGATCCAGTACTCCTACGT